GCACCCTCTTTATACTTTTCCCAGAATAAAGAGTTAGTGTCAGATGCAGATCCTGCATATAACCTTAAGTTAGGAACTTCTTGTGGATATACTTCCGGATCATAAGAAGCACCTGTTTTGAAGTCAGCACTTTGAGTAACGAATGGCTCTGTCGCGTCGTAGAATTCACGAGGAATTGTTCCCGCTTCATCATAGATATTAACATTACTTCTCTTACCTCTAACAGTTTTAGCAGAACCAGTAACAGCTTTAATAAATGATCCATTTAATAAGTCACAACCACTACCTTTTTTTGCATCATGCGTAAAACCATCAGTATCTGAGTTGGAACGTTTAAGCTCACCCATAAAAACTTCATTATCACTTAACAATGTTTTAACCTGGTGCTTAGCAATGTTCTCCATTGTTTCAAATGTTTCATTGGCTTGACGACTACCAGTACTCATAATGTGGATTTTAGTTTTAGGATATAAAATAGCACGCGCTTGCGTAAATACACCAATTAAAAATGATTTACCCGCGTTACGAGAACATACCCACACAGCGTACTCGGCATTCCAAGTCATTGAAATAAGCCACTTTTGATAATCCATTAAAGGAATCTGTAAAATTTTTTCAATAAATTGGACGGGATGTTTTCTCCCCCACTGAATTAATTTTACATATGGACGTATCGCGTCTTCATCTCTAATAGTTAAATTATTATTAGTTCGTTTTGAATAAACACTTATCATGAGTCTTTGCCTTCGTGTAATTCTAACTCTCTTTTCGTAAATTCTTCAATTTCTTCCTCAGAAATACCTTTACGTCGATAATCATTTTCAAGTTCAACTAAAAGAGCTTCTTTTGTAATCTTTTCCTTAGCTAATCGTAATGCTTCAAGAGCATCTGCTGCGATACGTTGTGCTTTACGCACTATATTTGCTTGACTAGAAAGGATATCTGCATAATCAGTATCAGAAAGATTTAATTGATTTAACATGGCTTTCCAGCTGATATTAGCGATATTTTCAATAGCAGCGCTTGTCTTGATGTCATAAAAATTAGTAATACCTGGATCGTATCCAAGTTCCTCGCATTGCATCATAACATCAGACAACATACCTCTACCAGCGCTACCAACGGCCTTGCCACCAGTAAAACCATTTTCTTTAGTAGTAGAGTTAATACTTTTTTGAATTTTATCAATAAACGACAATAATTTTTCTAATTCATCCTGAGTAACCTCGTCTGTTTTACCAGAGGACATGATTTCGGTAACTCTTTTTTGATATCTACCAATATTTGCATAGTTACGCACAATCTCAACAGCCGCTTTTTGCTTTGGAATATCCTTACGCATAGCATCTGTTAACATACCAGCTAAATCTCGATATAATTGAGGGCGTTCTTCTGGCGGATCGTTTTTAAACGGATCATAGGCTAGAATACTAACAATTTGTTGTCGATTCTTTTTATCCTCTTCATTTAAATCTAATAAAGATAAATCTTCAGAATAAATTTTGTTGAAGTTATCTTTTTTTAATTGAGAAAAGAAAGTAAGATTCTCATATTTAGGAGTACTTTGAATCTCCCAAATGTACACTTCTGGTAATTTTGCTAAAACTTCGTCATCTCTTGTTTTTAAAAACTTCTTAAATAAAAGATCTTCGTCATAAAAATAATTATTTTCATAACAAATTTGAAACATGGCAGAAGCTATATCTCCGCCATAAAGAGGTAATAATTTTTTATAACGTTCTTTAATTTTTTCGAGGGGCTCGACTGGAGCGTCATTATTTTCGTCTGCTTCCGCATCTTTTTCTACGGGTTCCAATTCTGCTAATTCTTCAATATTTTCAAGTTCATCATCTTTGGGTACCATTATAGCCACCTCCTTTTTACTTCCTTTTTTAATTGAAAAAAGCAACAAGCAAAGTTGCTTGTCGCGGATTTATCATAGAATAAATCGGGACGTAAAAATATCATCCCATTTTCTGTAATATTGTAAACCTTGTAACTATCTCATTTTTTACTATAAGATTCTATAAAAACAGAGTCCTATAGTAAAAAGCCTCTTATAAAAAGAGGCAATTTATTATTTTTTTGCGGTATAAGAGCTGCATTCTCCTGAACAGTCCGTCGCCACATAACGATTTCTCTTGTCACACCATCTCTGACATGTACAACCACCTTGTTTCACTTTACATTGAAATGGACGAATATATCCGTCACCAGTAGCATTTTCACATGGGTGATGGTAAGCAATAGGTTTAATCATTAGTCTGTGATGAGAGGTAATGTTAAGATAACAGTTTCGCTACCTTGTTTTGTAATTGAGGCAGTGTTGTTATTGACTGAGCAGGCATAGCCTGAATCAGCGTTGATTGGTGCAACTGTACCGTTTTTGTAAACGAACCAATATGATGGAGTTTCTGCACCGTCTGAATAAACAGCGACAGCACCGTCATAGAGTTTACGATCGGTAATAACTTCACGAATTCTGAGTAATTTTGAGCCATTGATTGCACAGCCATCTTCGAATGCTAAAGCAGTACCTGATAAAGACATTGTTTGGTTACTTGACATTGCCATAGCAAAGTCTTGTGCACCTGAAAGTCTGAATCTTGGGACTTCAAAAACAATTTGGCCAGCTTGTTTACCACTTGAAGCAGCACAAGCATCACCTGCGAAAATAGGAGCTGTGATAACAAGGAATAATTCTTCAGGAATCATGTCAGATGTAATGGTTGCAACACGTGCACCTTCATTAACACCTAAATAACGAACGCAGTAATCTTTGCCTGATTGAATATCAGCGCCAGCGATTTGATAAGTTGTTTTTGTTCCAGAAACAACTGTGACTTCACCAACTCTCCAATCTTCTGAACCAGATTCTGTATACCAAGCATAACGTGCGGATGCACCACAACCTAATGGAAGAGGTAAAATTTCGTCTTCGATTGTGATTGAGCCAGCTGCAACAGTTGCGCCGCCATCTGCAGTATTAAGACTTGAATATGCTTTAGGATCTGCTTCAAATTTAACACCTAATTGAGCTTCAACGTATTCTGGTTTGAAGAGAACATCAGTTAAGGTAATTTCAACGTTGGCATCATGGAAGAAGCTGAATTGAACTGGAGCACCTGTACCTGCACGAACATCATCTTTAGTTGTAGAGATGTTGATGCCTGAATCAGTTAAAGTTTTTGAGACGAATGCAATAACTGGTTTCTTATCAACCATACGGAAAGCTTCTGCAGTTCCAACGGAACCTAAGAAATATTTTGCCATAGTTTTCTTTATCTCCTTTTTTTAAATTAAATTATCACATATAAGATTATACATTCGCACTTGTAAGAGTAGAAAGATCTCTATACGCATTGCCATACATGTCTTTCTCTGGCTTGTAAATCCAGTGTTCAATCGTATACCCTTTCGGGAACGAAACGAAGCCACTCATAGAAGCGGATTTAATAATTTTATAATTAATAAGATCATCTACAGCCGTGAGAGCCATAGTGAAATGTCTAATTGACATATTCCAAATTTCATCAATTTTATTAGACGTTGTAATATGTAAACACACAACTTTCTTTTCGATCGTAGCGTGTAAATCATTATTTTTTCTTTCTAATTCCATTTTAGCTTCGTAGTCTGCTTTTAAAGCAGGATCAACCCAACTATCATCACGATAATCAGGATAATTTTGGAACAAAACTATTTGACGGAAACGGTCAAAATCCTCAGAAGTAATTACTTTTCCATCTACTAATAATTCATAGTGCTTGCTACCTTCAGGTTTACGCACTTTAATCATTTCAATGAATTGCTTTTCTTCATGCCCTCCACATTGAGAACATGCTGGAGGTTCTGGATCTTTCCCTTCAGACAAGTTCTTTTGAACCTGTATTGCGTATTCACGAAACTCTTGACTATTATAAGGAATAACGTGCCCGCAATTAACACATTTAATACCATTTTCTATGTGAAAGACAATTTCAAACAAATGCTGTAAGCGCATCGCCCACATACTAGCTTCATTATCTTCACCAACTGTCTTAGAGATTAAAAAATCTAAATTAGACATACGTAATCCATCAAGAGTTGTATTTTTATTTAATGTCAAGCAAGAAGAGCAGTTCGCAAATGCTTCATATTCTTTAACCAATGCTGGATAAATTTTTAATCCGCAAAAAGGAACTGGTAAATCTTGACGAAAATATTGAATTTCATAACCTTGTAATTCTGCAGCAATTTCAGGTGCAACACCTTTATACTTCAGATCTAAAACCAAACCTTCTGCCATCTTAGGTACCTCCTACTACTTACTATGTTGTGGGGAGTCTGAGACTCCAGATAACATCATAGCAAATTGTACTGAATAACCCCAGAAAGCACGGCGGTTCCAAAGGTTAGATTGTGCCTGGCTATCAGATAATAGCCTTGTATTTAATTGTAAATAACCAATACCATCTAAATACAATCCATTTAACTCAGCCAAAACGCATTTCAAGAGAACGGTTGCACGATTCTTGAAGGCAACAACAATGTTTCCCTCTTTATCAGAATCATTCGGATTAGCATCGGAATTTAATTCCATATCACCGTCTCCATTGATTGTACTAATTTTCGAATGAACAACGACCTCTACTTTTATACCGACAATAGATTTAAGATGATCAACAGGATAAATCTTGTCAACGTAAATATAAACAGAGGAACATTGCTCTTGCCACGCATCATCAATAAATGGCGCAAAAAATACGCGTTTATCCGTAGTTTGTCCGTTATCATGAAAAATAAGGTCTTTACGTTCACTTTGAGTTAAATTATTTTTGCTTAATGCGTTTAATTCATTATATTTTAAAATTTTCCAGAACATTTGAGCATGCTTACTTTCAGAAGTAACTAAATGTTCTACGATTTTAGCACTTATACCATCCAAATTTTGATAACGATTAAAATCATTATATTGACTATATTCCATACTTACTATCTCCTATTATAGAACATCCACAGCGATGTTATTAACACGAGCGGACACTCTTTCGTCATTAACTTCAGCAGAAACTGTTATTGTGAGAGTTCCATTTAAATAAACTCTCTTCAAAGAAACTTCTACATTGTTTCCATCAATAACTTGGATATTTAAGTAACGGTCAATTGATACAGTGCTTGGTAATCCTTCAAGTGTAAATGTAAATTCAACTGGTGCGTCTATAACTGT